ATAATAAAATAATAAAATAATAAAATAATAAAATAATAAAATAATAAAATAATATAATATTAATCCTAGTATGGGTTATTATTATGTTAATCCATTGGGCGAAGTAAAAGATATTAGTTATAACTTTTTACAAAATATCAAAGAAGACAGCTTAACACGAGAAGCACAATTAGAAGACAGTAAACTCAAATATGAGAGCCAAAATATAATATTTATATTTTGGTCAATATTTGCATCACTATTTTTATTAATGCTAATAGTATATTTAAGAAAGGTTAGAAGAATGTAAAAGAAGAATGTAACATTTATTTAAAAATAATTATTAAATAATTTTATAATATAGTTTTATATTATATTGTTATAATTAATGGCAGCTAACACAACAACTACAACACTACCAAATATAGATTCTCAATTTACTGAATATAAAAATGCTATGGATAATCGTGCTCAACAGGCACAAGCAACACTTGACACTTATAAATCGACTATAAATTCACAGTCTCAAGACGCAACTACTAGATTGACTAGTTATAAAAATGAAGTAGATGGTCTTACTCAAGATTTAAATACTAAAAAAACCGAATTTCAAAACTCTAGTTCTGCAATGCAGACAGCTCTTACTTTTTATGACCAACTACAAACCAAACTATCTACATTAACAAGTTTAATAACTCAAGCAACTACAAATATAGCCACTACAGTACAAACTAATACAAATGCAAACGCAGAATTAGCTAGTATAAAAACTAAAAATACACAAGCTTCAAGTGATGCGTCAGTAACAGCTGGTCACTTAGCTAGTGCAAAAAAAGCAGCCAATGATGCTTTAATATCAAAAAATCTTACAGACGGACATAGAAACGAAGCTCAAGCATATGAAGCATCAGCAAAAACCAGCGCATCAAATGCAACAACTTACGAAGCCCAGACACAAGCAGAATTAGACAAGGCAATAAAAACAAATGAAAAAATGCAGAGACAATACGAATTAGCACAAACCCTTTTAGGAAACACAGCAACAGATATAAACTCTGCCAATGCTGGTGCAGTTGCTGATATAATTGTTGAGGAAGGTAGAGCTCCATTTACAAATCTTAGAGAAGGTTTTGTAGAAGGAAATACAAACAATGATCTTACTGCTGATGAATTAAGACTTTTGAATGAACTTACTGAGGATGAGTTAAGTATTTTGAAAGCATCTGTAGTTACAGCACATAATAATCGTGATAATCTATCACGGCGCACACTACTTCAAATGTCCGAATTGATAGCACAAAAGGACACAGTTGCTAGTAATATATTAATGGATTATATGTATAAAAATGAAAAGGGAACAAATGTACAAACTGTTATGGATAGAGTAGGACAGCTTAATACCGATAAAAAAAGAAAACTTGAAATAAGCACATATTATAATAAGTCCCGTGAAAAATATATAAATATATTGAAAGTTATAGTTATTGTGTGTATAATAATTGTTCCGCTTGTAATTGCTAATAAAAATAATATGATTTCAAATTCTATATTTATGTTTATTACTGTAACAATCATTTTCTTTACAATAATTTTCATTTTTAGCAGTTTGGTAGATATTTACAAGAGAGATAATATAGATTTTGATAAATACGATATTCCATATAATAGAGAGGGGGCAATATTAGAAAAAGAAGGCACACTTACTACGAAGAAAAACCCCTTAACTTCATTAACTCTAACTTGCGTAGGACAAGATTGTTGCGACGGAGAGATGGTATATGATAAGGCTAAAAATAAATGTATAGCAACCGAAAATTTTGGAAATGCATTTGAAAATTTTATGGCTAATACTACAGAAACAGCTCTTGTAGTTCCTATAGAAGGTTTTAATAATAATTGCAATATGAAAAATACTATGTTACAAAATACATTCGCTTGTAGTACTCCTGAAGTATTTTTTACAAATGAATGTAAAAACAATCTTCACATAGGATAGGAAGTTAATGTTTTAGAATTTAGCAATTATAAGCTATTATTTATTATTAGTTATTATAAGCTATTATTTATTATTAGTTATTATAAGCTATTATTTATTATTATTATATATATAATAAATAATAAATGGGAGGATCAGCTTCAAAACCTGCACCGGTTTGTTATAGTCCGGCACTATGCGAACCACAAGTAGCATATGTTAAAAGAGAATGCGAAAAAGTAGGAACAAATATATTACATTTAACATTACGAAGAGCAATTATTGCTCTTACAGGTGAAACTCTTGGAAATGAAATATTAAATCAATATAATCCAACGCTAGCAGGAAGACGACAATATGATTGGGATACAATGCCATCCGATGTAATAGCAACACAACCCGAAGTAATAGCAACACAACCCGATGCTTTTAAGAATTATGAAGGGTTTGTAGAAGGGGCAACAAACAATGATTGTGTTGAGTGTAGTTGTTCTGCGGCGGCAGAAAAATTGATAGCAAAGTGTAGAAATACTAATCCAGCAGTTCCTAATGCTATTGTGGATGCTATTACACCATCTCTATTGTCATCAAAAGTACAACAAGCAATGTATGGTACAGATACGTCTGGAGTAGTACCAGTAGATCAATGGAGTAGTAAATATCAGCCGGGTTCATCTGTTACTACTAGCACCACAGACCAAGCCCCATTTACTAATAGATACCCATTTACTAATAGAGCCCCATTTACTAATAGAGAAACATTTACTAATAGAGAAACATTTATTAATACTGAGAGCGATGCAATATATCCGTTTATAAGAGATGCTATAGAGGCACGACACACAAAATTTAAAGTGACATTAAGTTCACCAACCTATGAATCAGACTGTAGCAGTATCGCATATTATTCGATGAAAAGGTTTATACCAGAGGAAAAGAAGATGTTAGATACATTATTTGGCTATTATATTAATTATGTTAGTAGTTATGAAAGTCTATATTTACATAAAGAGTCAATAATTAAAATAATAAATGGTAAATTAGATGAATTAGATAAAATACAAAGTAAAATAGATAATTATAAAACAAATTTACACGTTGATAATAGAAAAAATAACTATCAAACTAGCAATTATGAATTCTATAACACAGTGAGAAAATATATCCTAATTTTATATTATAGTTTGTTTATTTTGTATTTAATTTTTTCTAATTTTTTAAGAGAAAAACAATATACTAATAAGAAAATAGTACTTGTATTAGCAATATATTTACTAATTCCTATAATTTTAAGCTTTGCAATAAATTTAACATATGAAGGATATATCTATTTTTTAGAATCCAATAACATAAAAGAAGACACAAAAAGCTATGCTGATATTATAAAAGCATAATAGAAAACAATTACAATAAAAATACAATAAAAATACAATAAAAATACAACACACTATTCCTCGTTATCGCTAGCATCATCATAATTAATTTCAACATTATACCACTTACCTTTAGCGCATTTTCCATATTGCTTACTCATATAATCAATAATCTCTTTTCCATTTGGTATATTATTTCGTCCATATTGCATAATATACCATTTTTTGAATTCTTCCAATAATTCGGTTTTCTTAATAACTCCATCGCGCTTTCTAGAGATTTTATCTTTAGCAAACTCCGTCAAATAATCTTGTCCATCGCGATAATTATCACTAATGCTTGTAACAATTTTAGCATCTTTAACAATACCCTGCGTTTGATATGCCATATTAACCAACATAGAAGCTAATACTGGAGCCCATAATGTAAATTTTTCATCTATTTTCTTATCAATCAAATACTGATACGGAAAATTAGTCTTAGGAAATTTGTCCTCATTTTCATATGGACTATCGAGAAATTTAGACATAAAATCGCAAATACGAATACGACGCCAAGTGCCATCATCATTTGTATTAATATCAAATAATACGTTAGTGCATACAACAAGTTTAAATTGCGGAATAAACGTCACACTGTCTTTGAAAAGCGCACGACCTTGAATGGGGTCGCCACCAGTAATTTCTTTCATAATACCTTCATTAATCTTGTCACCTTTGCTAGGTTCTTGCATAACCGCATAACGCACACCCATTAGCGCAACAATCTCAGAAGAGGTTGAGCCAACACAACTGCGATTTTGCGTGATTAGTGTAATAGGAACTGTTGCTTTATAATCGCCCAAACATTTGCTCATTAGCTCGACTAATTTAGATTTACCGTTACATCCACTGCCTGTATAAATATTGAATGTTTGATTAGTGGTTGTTCCGATTAATGTAGAGGCTAAATGCTCCCACATATAGCGGCGCAATTCTTCGTCTGGAAATAATTCGTCCATAAACTTATTAACTTCCTTCATAATAGACTCGTAATTAGCGTTAGCACTTGATTTGCACGAACTAGTTAAAGTGCTATACGGAATGTAGTCAATATTGGTAGATTTAGAAATATAATCGTCTGGCTTTCCTTTTCTGTGTATTTTATTTTGAAAGTCGATAACATAATTATTGAAACATAGTAAATATGGATTAGCATCTAATTTATTCATAAATTCTTTATCGTAAAATAATTCCTTTGCTTCTCTCATAATGTTGTTTTTCCAACTAGTAGTTTTGAGTAAAATGCAAATGTCGCCCAATTTATGCGAACGTATTTTTAAATTTTCGGTATTTTCATCATTATTCTCTTTTTTAGTAATGATTTCAATAAGTTCATGCGACTTAGCACAATATATGTCGTGCATTTTTTTGGATATTAATAATCTAAGAGTGCTGCCCGAATCGATTTCATCCCATTTATGATTTTTGTATTCATACCATTGATTATTTTTAATACTTACACATATAAACTGGTCTTTAAATAGTTGATATAATACAACCGCCAAGTCGAATTCTGTAACCTTATCTTTCAAAATCATAGTTTGCAGTGTTTGGTCAATATAATAAGAAATAGTTTCACTGCGAATTTTAGTATATTCGCTAAGATTATCCGTTTTAGCCCAAAACATAATAGAGCGATTTGTTAGGCCATCATTATTTTTAATATCAAAGCTTTTCCACATACTATAAAAGCGCGGTACATCTGCATAATTAAATGAGCTCGATAATGAGCTTAATTTAATCCACGTCAAAAATAATTTTTCGTGCGTATTTTTAAGCGCCCACCCCACACGGATCCATTTATTATAAGCACCGCTATTATAATAGCTTTCCGGTAATATCATAGCAAATTGATGCGTTTCTTTTACTTCATATTCCGTGCACGCAATCTCTTCGATAAAACATTCTAGAAGGTTGTCTAATGATGCCTTATTATCAATCTTTGCAAAATCATACATATTAAGATCGACTTTTGAGCTAATAACATTAACTTTAGCTTTGTGTTCGCGATTATGCAATTCTTTTTTCTCAAATTCTATTTTCGAAAGAATGGAT